AAAAAATTTGTAGAATTATTTTTGAGAGATTATACTAATAAAAAAGCAATTTATAATACTGATTTGATGAAAGAATTTATAAGTGTTAAAGATTTATTTAAAGGAAAAATTAAAAAAGTTAAAATATCAACTGAAATCTTACCATCAATATTTAGAAAAAATCAATACAATTGGGAAAAATCATTAGTAAATCCTTATTATGAAACAGAATCATATCTTGCTTATCATCACTTATTATTCTTATATGAAGGAGGTTTGAATGTTATTATTAGATAATGAATTTGATAGATTTATCTTGAAATTCAGATTATTAGACAAAATGAGAGAAAATCCATTTTTCTTCAATGAACTTATGTTTAAACATTTTTTCTGGAGTAAACAAAAAGAAATTATTTGGGCTATTAAGAAATATAGAAAAGTTGCAGTTTACTCATGTCATGCTATTGGGAAAACATTTCTTTCCGCTTTTATATTTCATTGGTTTCTTCAAACACATCCCAATTCAACAGTTATAACAGTTTCACCATCTTATGAACACCAATTAAACACTATATGGAGAGAAATTCATAAACATGCTGAAGAAAGTATAGGAAAATTAGCGGGAGAAGGTTATAAAGATTCATGGGTTATTAAAAGTAAATGGTTTGGGAAAGCAATGAGTGTTAATCATGCAGAGAAAGTTCAAGGTTTCCACAATGATTATGTTTTGATAATTGTAGATGAAAGTTCAAAAGTTGAAGAAGAAATATTTGAAGCATTAGAATCATTGCTAACTCAAGAAAATACTAAGATCGTCTTATTTGGAAATCCAATTAGAGCAGAAGGATATTTTTTTAGAACTCAATTTGATCCAACAATTTACAAAATTAGAGTTTCAGCTTATGATACACCTAATTTTACTGGAGAAGATGTTCCAGAAGAATTGAAGAAACATTTAATATCTCAAGAGTGGGTGGAAGAAGCTAAAAGAAAATATGGTGAAAATTCAAATTATTACAGAAGTAGAGTATTAGCTTTATTTCCACAATCTGATAGTGAAACTTTATTTACAGTTGAAGATATACAATATTGTATGTCAGATGAAATTTTAAGAGAAAAGAAAATACCAACAACACCAAAAGTTATAACTTGTGATATTGCAACTGAAAGAGGAGATAATAATGTGTTTGTATTTTGGGAAGGATATATTATGAAAAAAATATTTGATTTTGGTGGAGTTGATACTATGAAAGTTGTAGGAAAATTGGTAAATGCAATTAAAGAATTTGAGCCTGAATATGTTGTTGTAGATGCTACTGGAGTTGGTAGAGGTGTTTATGATAGGTTAATGGAGCTAAAAAGAGAAGGAACAATTAAATGTGAAGTTTATGGAGTTAATTTTAGTGAAAAACCTTTTGATCCTAAATTTGCTAACATAAAAGCTGAATTCTATTTCAATCTTGCTAATTTTATTAGAAATCATGAAGTTAAACTTATTGATGATGAAAGATTAAGAACTGATTTACTTGTTCAAGAAGCAATTGTTAATTCTAAAGGGCAAATACAAATGATTGACAAAAAGAAAATTGTTTCTAAATTGGGAAGAAGTCCAGATTATAGTGATGCAACAGCTTTAAGATTTGTTCCAAGTTATAAGAGAGTTGGTTTTGCTAGTGTTTAAATTTATTTTTAGAGGTTGAAAAATGGAGAAAAATGAAAAGAAAGTTGGTATTGATAAGGTTGAAATAAAGAATTTCTTTGGAAATTTATATGTAAATGAATTATCTTTAGCTGATTTACCTTCACAATCTTCATTATTGGCTATTTATGGTTATAGAGGACTTGCTGGAGCTTGTATTGATGTTATTGCTAATTCAATTGCCTCAGCTGAATGGTTTTTGATTAAAGAAGATAAAAAGAAAGGTTCAAAATACAATCCAAATACAATTATAACCAAAGAAAGAATGCCTACTCAAGATGAAGTTGTAAGTTCTGATGATGAAATTTATCAATTGCTTGTTAAACCTAATCCTATTTTTGACTGGTATGAGCATATAAAATTCCATCAAATTTTTATGGAATTATTTGGTGAAAGTTATTGGTATTTGGCAAAAGATAAACTTGGTAGAGTTGCTGAAATTTGGTTAATACCACCTTTTTACATCAAGCCTATGAAATCAATGAAGAAAAATGCACATCCTTATGAAATTGACCATTTTATTATAACAACAACTCATGGTGATATTCAAGTAAGTCCTGATGAAATTATTTACTTCAGAAATCCTAATCCCTACAATCCCTTAAGAGGAATGGGAACAATTGAAAAAGCATATTTGGAAAGAGATTTAAATGTATTCAGTAAAGTTTATTCAAGAAACTTCTTTAAAAATGGTGGAATTCCAGCTGGAGTATTAGTAACTGACCAAAGATTAACACCTGAAGAAATAGAAGAATTAAGAAATTTATGGATAGATACTTATGGTGGATTGGATAATTCTTGGAAAGTAGCATTTTTATGGGGTGGATGGAAATATCAAGAAATATCAGTTGATCCTTCAAGTAAAGAATTTAGACAACTTGGTGAATGGAGCAGAGAAGATTTATGTATGATTTTTGGAGTTCCTCAAGCTAAGTTAGGACTTGTTAAAGATGTTAATAGAGCTAATGCTTTCATTCTGGACATTACTTATGCAAAAGAAACAGTTTTACCAAGATTAAAACAAATACAATCAAAGATTAATTATGATTTACTTCCAAGACTCGGAGCATCAAATTATAAATTTCTATTCAAAGACCCAACTCCTCAAAATATGGAATTAAATATCAGAAAACTAAAAGAAGCTGGGAAATTAGGAATACTTACTGTTAATGAAGCAAGAGAAATGATAGGATTACCACCATTACCAGATAAACAAGGAAATCAAATTGTTGTTCCATTGAAAGATTATGAAGACAAAGATGAAATTGATATTGAATTTGATTTTGATAATGTTGATAGAATTGTTGAAAGATTAATGGAGGAAGGTGAATTTGATTACTAAAAAAGAATTGATACAAAAAGAAGCATTTGTTTGGTTGTATTATCATAACAGAATTTTAAGGGTTGCAAGAGGATTTCAAAACAAATTAAGAGCTTATTTTTCTAATATGTATAAAGATGTTATCAAAAATGATTTAAAACTTGATTTTGAAAAATGGTTAAAGGAATTGGTAAAAATCTATTCAGAAGAAGCTACAAAAGGATTAAATTTAGGATTAGATAGAGCTTATAAAGAAATGAATGCAAATGAAATTGGATTGATTGATAAAAAAAGAATTGAAAATATTTTTGCCAATTTTATAGCAAATGAAGGATTAGTAATTTGCACATCAATAATGAAAACAACTGAAAGAAAGCTAAATGAAATAATTTTGAATAAAGAAATTGAAGATAAAAAGAAAAAAATTAGTGAAATTTTTGAAGGTTGGAAATCTTGGAGAGCTAAAATGATTGCTAAAACTGAAACATACAGAGCATTTAATTTTGCCTACATTGAAGTAATGAAAATGGCTGGATATACTCATAAGAAATGGTTTTCTCCACCTTCTGAAAGGAATTGTGTAGCTTGCAACAAATTAGCTGGAAAAATAGTAGGAATAAATAATTCTTTCGCTGAAACTGATGAAAGAGATAGACTTTGGAATGGATTATATCCACCTGTTCATCCTAATGATGATTGCATTTTATTTGCCTTAAAACAAAGAGAATTACCAAAAATTTGACAAAAATAAGTAATTATATTAATAAATGAAGTGAAATTAGGAGGAAAAAGATGGATAAAGAAATCAAGATTATATCTATTTCTTTCAAAGATGAGAAGAAGAATAAGAAGGGAGTATTAAGAATTATAGCTTCTGATGAAACTATTGATAGAGATGGTGATATAATTAGAGCAAAAGGTTGGATTTTAGATAATTATCTCAAAAATCCTGTAATGTTAGCATTCCATAATTGGAGAGGAGAACCTGTAGCAAAAGCTAATAAAGTTTATGTTGATGGAGACAAGTTAATAATTGAAGATATTGAATTTGCACCAACAGATGAAGGTGAGAAATTTAAAACTTTAGTTGAAGAAGGTTTTATTAAAACTGTTTCTGTAGGATTTGTTCCAAGAAAAGTTTATTACTTAGGAGATGAAAATCAATTTGAAGAAATGAAATCTCTTGATGAAGAATGGGTTAATAAGAATTTGGAAAAATTGGCTAAAGCAAGTAGAGTAATTTGGGAAGCTGAATTACTTGAAGTTTCATTTGTTCCTATACCAGCAAATCCCAATGCATTAATACAATTTGCTAATAAAGGACTTGATGTTGCATTTGTTAAGAATGATGAAGGAGAATTGATAGAAATTGATTTAACACCATATAGAGAATACAAAGGAGTTGTTCCCTATTCTGTTCACCCTAAAGGAATGAAAGTTAGAAAATCTACATCTTGGGATAAAAAGAGAGCTATTAAATCTTTACTTAAATGGGCTTCAAGTGATGGTTCTGGAGATTGGGAAAAAGTTAATAAAAGAAAATTTAGAGCTGGATTTGGTTATGTAGATGATGCTAATGCTGATAAACTTTCAGCTTACAAATATCCTCATCATTATGCTGAAGGTAGTGATTTCTATGTAGATGAAAAAGGTGTTCAAGTTGCAATGGCATTTTGTTTAGCAAGAAAAGGTAATTTAACTGAAGAAGATTTCAAGAAACTTTATAATCATTTAGCTAAACATTATACAAATGACTTGAAGAAAGAACCACCCGAATGGAAAGATGTTGCTTATGAATTTGAAGAATTGATAAAAATTTTTGATGAAGAAATAATTGCTGAATTTATCAAGGAATATCCTGAAGAAGCTGTTAAATATATTGCTAAACTTGAAGAAAATGTTAAAAAGTTATCTGAAGAGTTAAATGAGATTAAATCTCAATCTGTTTCTCAAGAAAAAACCTCCTCTCCCTCTCCTGAAAATGGAGAGGTAGATAACGAGGAGGAAATTAAGATTGAGCTTGATGAAAAGGAACTTAAAGAAGCTATTTCTTTAGCTGTTAAACAATTTTTAAGAACTTTTAAAGGAGGTAATTAAGTATGAGTGAGAAGAAGATTCAACTTACTATGAAAGAATTTGAAGAACTTATAGCTGAATCTATAAAGAAAGCTGTTTCTGATTTGGGGCTTGATAAGGTTGATAGAAAGTTTGGAGTATTTCCTACTCCTGATGATCCTGATGGAAAGAAGGTTCAAGAACTTTCTTCTGAAGAAAAGATACTAAAATTCTTTAAAGCTGTTGTATCTCATGATTATATGGCACTTGCTGAATTGAAGGCACTTGGAGAAACTACTAATACAGCTGGTGGATATTTGGTTCCTCCTGAATTCAGAGCACAACTTATTGAAGAATTACCTAAGCTAACTGTTATGAGAAATGTTGCAACAGTAATTCCTGTATCTGCACCTGCTGGAAATATGCCTACTGTAACAGCTAAACCTACTGTAACAATTGGAACTGAAAATACTGCAATTACTGAAACAACAGCATCTTTTGGACAAATTGGATGGCAACTCCAAAGATTGAATGCACTACTCCCC